TACCGCTTTGCTTTGAACACCATCTCGGAAACACCGGAATTCACCTTATGGGTCACAAAGGTTTTACAGCTAAACACGGCTTTACCCAGGAAGCGTTATTGGAGAAAGTCCACGAATTGCTAAATGACTGATGAAGAAATTAAAAACGCTTGGTATTCTTTAGGATTACGAGGAGTAGCAAGTGCTAATGAATGGAATACACGTTATAGATTTGCTAGGGAAATAGAAAAATTAGTTAAAGCTCAAGAGGATCAAACCCCAATTCTTTCCCAATCTGGTGCGCCCTGCGCCTAAATGTAGCATCATGCTTTAACCAAGCATCCGTTATAGTGCCAGACCGACTCATGTGGATCATTTCATGCGCTACAGTTTTAATGACTGTTTCCATAAACCCACATCTAGCCGCAGAAATGGTAATCGTATGCTCATGCTTTTCCCCTTCATCGTACATATAAGTACCCATTGTTTCAGGATCATAGTCAACTATGAATTTAACTTCTTCTGGCAATGGAAGTTTCCATTTTGAAAATGGTTCGCAACAATACAAAGTTGCATATATGTTATTAAGGATAGTTGAAGTAAGTTTCATGCCATCATGCGAGGTGTTTAAGTTTTGCGTGAGGAATTACAGTACGAGTGTCAGTTGAGTATGCACCACAAGCCTTACATTGATAACGCTGGTAAGCACCAGTAGTTGTATATCTAAAACCTTTGCTGATTAATGATGGTTTAGCGCAAGTAGGGCAAACAAATCCATCCCTATCTTTCATTAAAGCCATATTTACTGGGGTTTTAATCCAGGGTAAAAGCCTGTTATACAACTTTTCAAGCAATAAAACGTCTTGAATGTTGTATTCTTTCATGGTTGCCCATGCTTTTTTATCATTTGCCATACATTTAATCCATAGCGTATGACCTTCATGCTCTTTCTTTTTGCCCAATCCTAAACGCTGCGCCACATAATCGAGCTTGTTGCTTGGAAATCTGAACTGACTTTTGACCACTCTTAACAAGTCTATTTGTTTCATAGGTGGTGGTGGAGTCATTTTGTGAAGCAAGAATTCCTTGTTTAACGTGGGCATATCGAACTTTGTGCCGTTGTAATGGCAGACTGCATCCGCATCATCTAAAAGGCTGTGTATGCCCTCTAGCATCGCTTTAGACGTACTTCCGTACACAGAGTCAAAATACACAGTTTCTTCACCTAACCATTTAGCTGAATAACACATGGTGTATGATGATTCAAGAAGTTGGGAAAGACCTACGTTTTGTTGCCATATTCCCCAAACGTGTGCCACATTAGGTGATGTTTCTATATCAAGCAACAGAATCTTCAAAATCTTCCCCTTTTGGTATAAAGTAATGAAACACTAACACATAATTATATATAATCAATGACTTATGCTAAAAGAGTTGACTCAAATCATTCACTTGTCGTTAAAACGCTACGAGAGCTTGGTTGTTCTGTATTTGATACGTCTAGGGTTGCTGGCGGTTTTCCCGATCTCGTGGTTGGAAAAAATCAAAAAACGGCTCTTGTCGAAGTAAAACGAGATGAAAAAGCTAAGTTCACTCCATATCAAAATACCTTTATGCAAAACTGGAAAGGTTCAACTGTAGTTAGAATCCACGACATTGAAGGCGCAATAAATCTCGTAAAAATACTTGAAAAGTAGTAAAATAGTATTATTATTCGTAGTGTATTAACCCCATCTAAAGGAAAAATCATGGGAATCATGGATTACAAAGCAGCTAAAGGTGCTTCTGGCGAAAAAGAGCCAAAAGGTGCAACTTCTTCTGATCGTTCAGGCGAGCGTAAAGCTAAGTCTATGCGTGGTGGTGTAGCGATGGGCAAAGAAGATGCTATTGGCTCTGACAAAGAGTTCAATACAGGTCGTACTGAAGGCATCTGCTACGAGCACAAAAAAGACGGCTACCGCTAAAAAGCTAAACCCCATAGTCCTCGGTAAAGGGCTACAGGGTTTATAACCAACACAATAGGGTAATATTGATATGGCTGAAGTAAATTTTACAACATTTAAACCTCTGGGTGACAAGATTATAGTCCGCCCAGATGTTCGTGTTTTAAGCGATGTGATCTTTGTAAATAACAAAGAAGCTCAGAACATGGGAACAGTAGTGGCAGTAGGCCCTGGTAAGAAGCTAACTGCCGAGCGTAGAGAAGCAATGCCAATAGAAGTAGGCGCACGAATCCGCTTTGGAACTATGAATGATGATCCTAAAGAGGAATATCTTAAATTCACGCCAATCGTTCACGAAGGTGAAAAATGTTTAATTCTTTCATGGCAGGATGTATGTTGGGTGGAAAATGAATAATTTTTATACTTATGCTCATACAAAGCCTGATGGGTCTATTTTTTATATAGGTCAAGGCACAAAAAAACATAAACGTGCTTATCATAAAGGTGGTAGAAGCGAATATTGGCATAGAATTGTTGATAAATATGGTTATAACGTAGAAATTTTGGCTGAATGGGAAACCTCTGAAGAAGCAAAAAATCATGAAATATTGTTAATTTCTTGTCTTAAAGACATGGGAGTTAAACTTGTAAATCATACAAATGGTGGAGAAGGATTGTCAGGAATGACATTTTCTAAAGAACATAAAACAAAATTATCAAAAAGTAGAATTGGAAATCAATGGGCAAAAGGGCAAAAATGGTCTGAAAAATCTAAAAAATTAATTTCTGAATCAAATAAAAAACGAGGCCTTATGAATCCACAAACATTTAATTTTGCTGGAAAAAGCCATACTGAAGAACATAAAGAATATATGCGACAAAAAATGAATGGTCGTGTATTTTCTGATGAAACACGAAAAAAAATGAGCGATGCTCAAAAACGTAGGTTTGCTGGGTAGAATAGGGGGCAATATGTTTAATAAATTGCGTAGAAAATTGGCAAAATTAATTGCACCAAAGCCAATTAAAAGGGTTAAAAAAGAAATATTAAAATATGAATTTAAACCACCAACTTTAAGTAGAGCAGAAGTGGTTAATTTAACTCAAAGCCCCAAAAGAACAAGAGTTTACAAACGAACCACAGTAGTAACTACTGGAAAAATGTGGCAAAACAAAGCAAATATTCAATTAGGTGGGGAAAAAAATGTATAGTACATTACACAAAATTTGGGATAGATTACAAGCCATTTGGAAATGGATGCAAGACCAAGTAGAGCCTGAGCCTGTAAAGCCATCTAATGCGTGGCATTTTCCTATTAATGACGAAGTTAAACGTAAACCAAGCCTTAAAAAGGCTACAACTAGGAGCAAAACAATGCCTCTCAAAAAATCAGCCAGCAAAGCAGCATTTAAGTCCAATATTAAAGCCGAAGTAGAAGCTGGTAAGCCAGTAAAGCAAGCTGTGGCAATCGCATATAGCGAGAAACGTGCTGCAACTAAGAAAACCAAAGCTAAGAGAGTATAAGAATGATTACTTTTACAGTACAACAAGTAAACGAGTTACTACAAGCATTAGGACAATTACCTTATGTGTATAGCAAGAACCTCATAGATGGTATCAATGCTATTGCTCAAGCTCAGATGGATGTTGCAAAAAAACAACAGTCTGATGAGATTAAAGAGCCTGATATTTCACAATCATAAGTGTTGTAAAAAAACAACATAATCAAGAACATGGAAGAAAAGTCGAATAATTTAAGAGGTGGACAACCTGGTAACAAGAATGGAACAAAGAATAAGCCATTTTTGGATGCTCTACGCAAGTCTATTGCTCAGAACCCACAGAAGCTACGCAATGCTGCTGACAAAGTATTAGACAAAGCAGAAGAAGGTGAGCCGTGGGCTGTTAACTTCTTAGCTGACAGAACAGATGGTAAAGCAGTACAAGCGACAACTTTTGAAGATGGCGAAGGAAACAATGTAACAACTTCATTAGAAGTGCGTTTTCATGTTCCATCTATCATTCCACCACTTGTAGATGAGTGAAATTACATCAGAGATTAGGGAAGCTGTTAGTCAGGTTGATTTTCCAATCAAGCTGCAAATGCTATTTGATCCATGCCGATATAAGGTGCTTTATGGTGGTCGTGGTGGGGCTAAATCTTGGGGGGTCGCTCGTGCATTACTTGTTATTGGCGTAAAGAAGCCTACAAGGGTGCTATGCGCTCGTGAGTTCCAAAATTCAATAGGTCAATCAGTACATAAGCTGCTATCAGATCAAATCATTGCTTTAAAACTAGAATCGTTCTATGAAATCACACAAAACTCCATTCGAGGCAAGAATGGTACTGAATTTGCGTTTGTTGGCCTTAAAAACAACGTCACAAACATCAAGTCTTTTGAGGGTGTTGACCTCTGTTGGGTTGAAGAAGCGCAATCGGTATCAAAAACCTCGTGGAATATTCTTATCCCTACCATCCGTAAAGAAAAGTCAGAAATTTGGATTACATTCAATCCGGAGCTTGAAAGCGATGAAACCTATCAAAGGTTCGTGGTATCACCGCCAGAGAACTGCAAAGTTGCAAAGATTAATTGGTCAGACAATCCCTGGTTTCCAGATACTCTCAAACTAGAGAAAGATGCCTTATTTAGCAGGGATAGGGAAGCGTACAACACAGTCTGGGAAGGATTATGCAGACAGACAGTAGATGGTGCTATCTTTGCTAAAGAGCTAACAATGGCAGAATTAGATGGTCGTATCTGTAACGTGCCTTATGATCCTATCAAGCCTTGTCATGTTGTATTTGACCTCGGTTGGGCAGATAGTACAGCCTACTGGATAGTACAATTTATTGCACAAGAGGTCAGATTGATACGCTATCACGAAGATAACCAACAGACAATTGCTCATTATCTTGGTAAAATACAGTCTTATGGATACGTTATCGACACTATTTGGCTACCACATGATGCTGGCAACAAGACTTTGGCCTCACACGGCAAAAGTATCGAAGAAGTGGTCAGAGCTGCAAACTTCAATACAAGAGTTATCGAAAGAACTCCTATCGTAGATTCAATCAATGCTGCACGAATGATGTTCAATAAGTGCTGGTTTGACCGCACAAACACCCATGAAGGCT